TAGGAAATATTTGAATACTCCAATCCCTTATCAAAAGATACTCTTAGATATTCTGAGTCAAATCTCTCAGCATCATTAATTCTTAAAGATCTTACTGAAGAATCTAGGATGGCATTTCTTCCAGCGGGAACTACTCTTATGGATGTATTCTCTTGTGTGTAGTTCGTGCCAGAATTTATTACAACAACATCTGTAATTTGCCCATTCTGAATTACAGGTCTGAGAACAGCGCCAACACCATCACCAATAACTTGTAGTGTAGGTGTTGAATAATATTCAGATCCTTTAATTCTTATATCTACTCTAGAAATTCTGCCAGAAGCAACTACTGGATATAAAGAAGCATCTTTACCATTTTTAAGAGTAATAATTGGTTTCTTCTCAAAGTTTAGTGTGGTGCTTCCATATCCAGTTCCACCTTCATACAAATATGCATCAATGATGCTTCCTCTAACAATAGGAGTTGCTGTAATTATTCCAGTATTTGTTGATCCGTAGGAAACATTTACAGAAACCTGAATATCTGGATATTTGAAGATATGATATCCAGATCCAACATCATCAAATGTTGAGAATAGTCCTCTGTTGTAGTTTGACTTTATAGTTCCACCAATACCAGCATTTGCTAATCTAAAGGTATTTGAATCTTCCTTAATTAGATAATAACTATTTGATGTGGATAATCCAGTAATCGGTGTTCCAGTTGTTTGGTACTCAACAATATCACCTTCTTTGAAATTGTGATTCTTAAAAGTAATAGTATGTTCTATTGTAGAAATACCTACAGGTTTTACATAAAGTTGTCTGTTTTCATAACCTGACCCAGGATTAGTGACTTTAATATACTTTAAAGTATTTTTTCCTTGAGCCGTTCTAAATTTATGAATTCCAGAGTTTGATGCAGTCGTAAATCCAACAGTGTTAATGCCAGAGACATAATCATTAAATGACTGATATAATCTTATGGTTGTATTATTAACAACTTTTGCAAAATAACTGGAATTATTAATTAAATATCTCTCTTGGTTAGCATTAGATCCTTGGAAAGTTCCTACTCCGATCGGAGTATTTCCATTTGCCTTGTATACAATTTCCTCACCATCTTTGAAGTTGTGACTCTCCAAGAAAGTTATTGTTTCTGATGTTTCTCCAACCCCGCCAAAATTACTTAGTAGACGACCATCAAAGTCAACTTCTCTAAATGTATTTTCTGTAATTGGTTTTAGTGCAACTCCACTACCATTACCACCAGTAATGCTTACAGAAATTACCTTGTCTAATCCGACATCCTGTGGGTCTACAAAGACCTCTTGTATAGATCCACTTAAAACTGGTCTAGCATATGCTGTAACACCTGTTCCAGAGGCAGTAATCGATACTAGAGGAGGATTTACAACATCATAATCAGTACCACTGTTTATAACAGCAATGTCAGTCAGTGGTCCATAGTAAATTTTGTCTTTTGATTTATAATTTTTAATCTCAACACCGTTTATAAGCATACCTATGGTATCGCTAGCAGTTTCACTGCCATCATTATCTTTGATTTCACTTCTTAGTGGGAATCTCTTAAGAAGTTTCTGTGGTTCTATTTCTTTGTTATAGACGCTTTCAAGAGTAAATGTGTGTTTGCCACCAACACCAACTTGTAAAGGATCAAATTTCAGATATTCATTTGTTGGAATAAATGATCTTGAAGCATACAGTTTAATTTTTTGTGGGTCAGATAAAACTTTTACATAATAAGTTGTTCCCGTTACCAATCCTGTAATTGCGGTTGTTTCTGGAGAATATACAACAGCATTTCCAGTTAGGAATGGAGCATTAGTTGGGAAAGAAATAATTGAATATTGATCATCTGCTGTTTCTTTTTGAATAGCACCACTCTCAGTTGTTCCTGCACCAATAAAAGTTACAGCAGTTCCGACAGTAATATCTGGAATTGATGGAGTAGAGTTTCTTCTAAAAGCATATGACGGTAAAGAATTGGAAGCAACATACATGTACTTCCCATCGTCATCAGAATAAACGTTCTGTACGTTAGATGTTACTGTATCATCACCATGATTAATTGATACAATGTCACTGGAAGTTTTTTTAAGAACTCTTCTTAAAGAATGTGAGATATTTGTTGAGGTTGTATATCCAACATAGTTAAGAGTTACTTCTCTTGTAGATGGATCAATACTTGATACTAGAGCATCAGATACTACAACAATACCAGTTACATTGTTGATTACATCTACTCTATCATTTTCTCTAAGACTAGATTTATCAATATTACTCTTAAGAGTATATACTTTTGTGGAAGTATTGAAAGAATCTACCTCAAAAGTACAACTAGTATTGTAAATCCAGGAATTGGCAAAAATTTGCTTATATGACTTATCATTTATATTTGTAGGATTCTTGATCAAATCCCCCAAATGCTTTACAGTAATTTTTTCATTCTCTTGTGCTAGACCACTATCGTCAAGAATCTCTAAATCAGAAGCAATTGCACATACTTTTAATTCAATCTTTTTGGTAAGATCTCCATTCTCATATCCGTAAACAGTGTCATTAGATCTGATTTCATCGCCACTAGAAATGTTCTCAGTTAGTCCAGTACAACCTAAGAATTGATTTATAGTTTTTTCAGTATATGAAATTGTATTATTTCCAGAAACAATCGTTCCAGAATCCAAAAATCCTATTGTTGAATCTACAGTAATTACAGAATCAAAAGTAGATACATCACCAATTACTCTAGAATTTGACGTTACCGAAAAATTCCCTTCTATTAGATCGTCATCACTATAACCAATAAAAAGTCCTACCTTATAATATGTCTTATTTCTTCTAGTTAGAATTTCAACTTCAGAAATAGCAGCACTAGTACTAGAATCTAATGTGCTGTATAATGTTTGTCCAACAAGATTGTTAACATTATCACCAGAAAGTTTTTCTACAAGTAAAACTTCTCTTCTAATATACTGAGAGTCTGATGGCTTAAGTAAGAACTTCTCCAGATCAATGACCACTGGAGTGACACCATAAAGAACCCTGTATAGAATTTCGAATGATTCTTTAGTTCCTTTTGATTGGTAGAACGTTCTTGCTTCTTTTAGAAAATTCCCAGCATTTAAATTAGAAACAAAATCTACATTTTCTAATCCTGGTGCAATAGCAAACTTTAGTTTTCTATAAAATTCTTTTAAGAATAAAGAACTAAGATTTTGTATTGGGGAACCAGATCTATGAGATGTACTAGATGATGTAGAGAATATTAATTCTTCTGGATTATCTACATTTCTATATGATGTTATACCACTAAATCCTCTAACACAACCAGTAAATGAATTTGTGGTTATGCCAGTGTATGTGATGATTTCATCATCAATCTTCAAAAGTCCGTAAGACTTTGGAAATCCTTTTGTGCTGTCAACTTCAATAGTTGAAGATGATGATGTAATACTTGTAGTAAGAGAAGTAAATCCAACCACCACCTCTGGGGTTAGATTATCTACTTTAAGATATTGATCTAAATTCTCGGATAAGTCCGATGGACCACTTTGATATTCTTGTGAGATATAGTACTGCTTTAGAAAATCAACTGCTTTTGGATTCTCATCCAAAATAAATTCAGGTAACTGATTTTCTACGATTTGATGGACCTTTACTTTTGAATCAATACCAGTTTGTATCATCTTATCCTCTCTTTAGCTCTCCGTTAGAATAGCTTGATGTTACTTTGAAACCTACTCCAGAAATCTGCTCACCAGACGAAATAGTATCTTTTATCATATTTATTGTGCTCTTTGAAACATCGAAATCCAAATATATGTCCTTTAATCCAACAATATCATTAGACTCTGGGAATGCCTGAATCTCTACAACATCATTATCAAGTGTTGTTTCTGTAATTAAAGTTGTTGTGAGAATAATCTCACCCTTTACATAGTCAACAGTTCCTGCCGACTTAACAATAACTCTATTTGTATTTGACTCTGGAATTGGTTTTACAATAGAAATAATTCCAGATTTCTTATCTGCATTTGGAACATCAGTCAGATAAACTGTCTCAGATTCACCTAAAATTTTAAATCCAGTGCTCTTGATGTTAAATCCATCTGGATTTACATGGAAAGCATTGCCATAGCACAATTCATATTGTGCCGCTTGTCCCACAAGTGCCCTTAGGTTTCTTCTGATTCTAACTTTTGTAATATT